CCATCCGAGTCTGCTGGTATTCAGAATACCCAGCGTTGATGAGTTAAGGGTGAAAAACTGGTAGTACGTTGTCGGGCTGAAAAATACTTCAAAAGTAGTTTGCTCAGGGGTTGCGTTAACAGCGATACCTTCAATTGCAACCGATTCGGTTGTGTCTGAACCTGCACCCGGCACACGATAAACTAAATCCCAAATTAGATTTTGATTAACGCCACCGATAAAAGCATCTAGAAATTCGTTCAATGCTGTTTGGTTTTGTATCAGATCTATAAAACCAACTGACCACAATTCTGATTCAGGGTCAGACTGGCTAAACGCTAACCATTGCGCGAGGCCTAAAGCCTGCGTTGTTGTTGCGTCGACTGTAGTGATTGTTTCTTGTGCGTTGCCGTAGGCCGTCAACGACGCGCTATTTGTTGCCGTTTGTCCTGCCAACCCTTGTGGCGCAATGGTCACATTGTTAAAAAAGTTTAGACCAGCCTTGTTATGGTTTAGCGTTTGATAGGCAATCGCTGAAGCGGTTGGGCTATTTCGTGTAAAAGTAAAACCCGACACAAAATCAGCCATAAAGTTTCGAGCAATGACTTGTACTAACTGACCCGTAAAGCGAACGCCGCCTTTTTCCGTGCTGGTTATCAAATTGAAATAGTTTAAAACTGAACCTGTATAGGTTTGGGCACTTGCCACAGATTGACCAGCGCCAAAGTTCGCAACATTACCTATCTGATAACCACTTGTTCTCCAAAGATCCTCAAGTTGGTTTTGTGTTGGTTTTTGTGTAAGCGACACATTGTTAACAACATTGCGACCGTTACGGGCTAACACATCAGCAAGGCTCACAGTTATTGTTGACATACCTGTGTTGCCGGGGTAATCGTTAAACACAACATTTTGCACCCAAAAACTACATTTATAGCCTGTTACTGGTTCTTCTAAATTAAATACGTCGTTAAAACCAAAGTATTGGGCCACGTTTGCTTGGTTATTTAAAGTGACGTTTAAGATGCCGCCAGAGTATGAGTTAAGGTAATTCTGTCTGCCTTGCTGATAACTAAAGGACAAAACAAAACTTGTGACATCCACTACCGTTGGTGTCTGTCGCTCAAAGACCCAGTTAATTTTCGGCATTACATCGCTCGAGTGTTGACAGGCACAGGCCCGGACTGGCGCACGTACTGTTGGAGGGCGCGCACGACGGCGTTGGGGTCGGCTGAGGTGACGGTGACGTTTATGACCGAAGGCCTACCGTCACTATCCATTCGACCGCTCGAGAGCGATGACGCAGAAGTCATCCGCAACAGATCAGGGTTAGACACAATCTGACCTGAAGAGTACGGCATAAACAATTCGGGGCCACGCTCGCCAACGAGCGTCGGCTGTGACGTACCGATAGAACCGCCAGCGGCTCTCTTCTGAAGATTAAGGAACCGTCGCGTCTCAATATCCATTTCTCCGGTGATCTTGAGTACGGTTCCGACTTGACCGGGGATACGCGAATTGAGAGTAGTGATGTATTCCTCTAACTGTCTGCGAAGAGGGGACGCAGGGTCAAGCGTTTTCGCGACGTTCATTAGTTCGTCTCGCTGAATCCTCGCTGATTCTGCCGCAGTAAGGGTTGCGCCGGAGGCCTTCGCATTCTCTTCCGCTAGTTTCGCCGCCGCCGCCGCCTGCGATAGAGCCGCCTCATAAACAGCGTTCTCCGCTTCTGCGTAGTCACGGAAAACATCTGCCCCTTCGTAGGTGCCTTCGGTAATCTGTCGCTGTATTTCCGCAAATTCGGACACAGCATCAATCGTCTGCCACGTCGATTCCTCGTACCCGATCTGCGAGGAGAACGCCGCTAACTGTGCCGCAATAACCGCTCGTAGTGCGGCCTCCTCTTCCTCGAGTTGAGCCGTGAGCTCCGCTTGTGCTTCTTCGTTGGCGAGGGCGGCGGCTTCTGCTTCCTGCTGGGCTGTCGTTGCTTCCCCCGTAGCGGTTGCGACTAGGGCTGTGACCTCTTCTTGCTTCAGGAACTCTTCCCGTAGTTTCTCTGACTGAGCGACCGTCTTGTCGAGGCTAACGGTGAACTGACTGTAGGAACCCGAAATGCTCTCTACTTGTTGCTCGGTAAGGCCGAGAGCCGTAGCAAATCTTTTACCCTGCTCCTCGTTGGTAATTCCCGCGATGTTGAAGTCATTGTAGATATCAATCAACTTTGCGAGTTTGCCGCCCCCCGTTTCGTAATACTGCTCAAGATCACCGAGGGTATACCCAAGATCGGTAATGGTTTCGATAACTCGGCGTGTGTTCTTGTCGGAGGCAACGAGGTCTTCGATAGCGGTCTGCTGGGCATCGGATTCGAGAGCGAGTGCGCTTGCCAAATCTTTCGTGCGTTGCGTGGCCTCCGCTTTTCGCGAACTGTACAACGAGTAGATCGTGACGGCGGCTCCGAGGGTTGCGCCGACGACTCCGAGTGCGATATTCGCTGTTTTAGCGGAAAGACCGAACCCCTCGAGAGCCTTAGATGCCGACGAGAAAGCACCAGCGGCAACGGTAGAGATTACGACGACGTTCCGCACCGGTTCCGGTAGAGCGTTAAAGGCCTCAATAATCGGAAGGAGTGCGTCAGCGAGGGTAACAAAGACGGGAATCAAGGCCATCCCGATGGTCTCTTTGGCCTCTTCCATTTGTACCGTAAGCAGTTTCATCTTGCCTTCGGTCGTCTCCATAGCCTTATCGGCCTGACCGCCGAACGTAGCGGAGAGATTCTGAACGACTTCGTCAAAGGAGAGTGCTTTGCCTTCAGCGTCTTTCGTCTGAATACCGAGACGCGAAAGTGCGCCCGTATTACCGTCGTGTGCTCGAGCGAGCGCAAGCGAGACAGCCTCAAGGTCGCGTCCTGTACCGACGCTGATATCGATCGCAAGGCCTAGAAGGTCTTGGGCTTCTGTCGAGTCTTCTGTCGCACGAACAAGGTTGCCTAAGGCCGGACGTAGTTTGTCGTCAAGAACACCTGTCGCCGTCTGCGTCTTAGAGATAAACCGCTCAACCTGTTCAACCTGATCGGCGGTAGCCCCGGTGCTGTTCTCTAATTGTGTCTGTAGTTTTCGTTGTGCGCTCTCATCTTCAGCCGCCGCCGTAACGAACGCTCGCGAGAAGTTAATGATGGCTCCCGTTGCGAGGGAACCACCTACCGCTTTGCCGAATCGACTAAAGGCGGTTTCTGCGTCGTTAATGCCTTTCGGGTTGAACTCGGCAAATATTTTCGCAACGATAGACATAGTCAGCCAATCATTTTCTGTACACGATTCTCAGCGATTCTGAGCGCATCGATAACGGAGCTCACGACTTCAGGCTGATGTTTCTCTACGGACATCCAAATCGTTCGCGACGGTTTACGACCGTTTGCCGCAAGCGTCAGGTTGCTCATAAACGTTGCGGCCTGAATAGTCCCGTTACCGTTCGGGTTGTTTCGGCCTGCGATATCGAAGATTGCGCCGGAAGCATCTGTCTGAACGACGCGAAGCAACCGCCATTGTGTTGCCTTGACGTTCGCTCGACCGCCGAACTGAATCTTGATGCCCCTCTTGGCTTGCGTTTTGTCGTAAGCAGGCCAACCTTTGCCTCCTCGAACACGACCACGTTTCGCTGGTACGTTGCGCCAGTTGCGCATAATCTCGTCGGGCAGAGCGGATTCTGCGGTTGTCTTGATCGGTTTAGCCGCCGCCTTGACTGTGCGTAGCGTGGTCTTCCGCAACTCGGGATCCAGTTTCCGTAGTGACCGGAGAGTTTCGCGAACACCGCTGACAGTTACAGTCAGGTCGTTCATCTTATCTCCTTCGTCGCTGTGCGGCCTTCTTTGCGGCATCCGCTCTCTTCTTCAGAATACTGATTATGGCAAGCAGAATCTCTGAAGGAGTGTCAAGCAGATCGTTCGGTGCGATCCCTGTCTCAACACTTACGGTTGCGATCAACTCGATGACGGTGTCATCGAACTGTCTAAAGGGGCGGCATCTCCGTCGAACACGAACTGGACTTTGATGACCTGATCTAGCCAAGTATCAAACGGCTTGACGACCTTGCCGGAGAGTCGCGTCTGTTCCCAGCCGAGCCAGTAGAGATGTTCCATCTTCTGCTGATCTGCGAAGGCCTTAGTGATGCCGGTCTTGAACTGTCGCTCGAAATTGATTGCTCCTCGAGCGGTCACAGGAATCGTGTAGGTCTCTTCAGGTGTTTCGATCTTGAGTGATACACCAATCATTTGTTTGCCCTCTTCTGTTGGTTATGCGGTGGTATCGCGAGTGATCGCACCGGAGATAGGCCAAGTTACCGAGGCGGTCGCGAGATCGCCGACAGCACCATTGACGGGTTGCCACGACGTGATGAGAACGTCGAACTGGTACTCGGGGTTGGTAGCCGACACAGCCCCGTTCGTCGGCTTGACGGTGACGGGGATAACGGTGCCGATCAGGCCGTCGATCGTGGCCTCAACGCTCGAGGCGGCGAAGTCCTGATGGAAGTCGAACGACACCGAATGATCACCGAGTCCGGCGACACGGGTGCGAGCCGTCTGACCGAAGGCGGTCGTCTCGACTTCGTCGTAGTTTTCGTCAATCGTGACCGACGCGATGTGATCAGTCAGATCCACCGCATTGATCGTGATCACCGGTGACAGCAACACTTGCTTCGCCATTGTTCTTCTTCTCCTTGCTGGGTTTTGCTACCGCGAGATGCCCTGATGTTACCAAGGCCTCGATGTTGATGTTGGGAAGGTCGGCCTCAGAGATCGTTTCACCGGGGTTGCGTCCGGCAATCTTTGCGCTACCGACAATTACGAATTTACGCATACACAATCACCTCTGTTTGGACTGCGAAGTAAGACGCATCCGCTAGGGCAACTGTAACGAATTGGGATGCGGTTGTCATCTTGACCGCCTGAACGACCCCACCTAACGTCTGATCGGTTTCGATAGCGGCACGAATCGAGGAGGCCCCGTCGGTCGCTATGTACGGGTCAAGGTTCGCGAGGGCCAGCCGGTCAGTTACACGGGAGACGATAACGGTCACCGTAAACGTCATTTGGGTTAGACCGTTGGCGAACGCCCGATGATACTCGACACTATTCGGTTCGATAACGGCGACTGGAGGGTTGATCGCGTCCGTAGGGTGCGCTACGACTCGTAGCCCTGAGATAGTCCCGATAGCGGTGCCGAGGGCTGTAGCGGCCTGTGAGAGGGTTGCTGTCATCTTAGGCAACCGCGATTCGGATGAACGGTTGGAGCAATGCCTGTGCGTCCGAATCGACCCCACGAACCATTACGGCTCCCATATCTCCGAATCCGGCGACCCCTAGCGGTGCGTCAGGCCTCTTGTAGAGACGAATAGAGAGGAGCGTACAGGCCTCTTTGATTGGGTCGGGAATCGCAGGGAATCCGAATGTGCCTTGTACGCGAACACGAGTGTCCTGTACCCATTCGGAGTCTTGTGCGTACAGGAAGTTGTACGGGAGACCGAAGGCCGGTGCTTCCGTAGGCTCGAGCCGGAAGTCGGTATTGAGTTCCCACGTTCCGCTGAATGAGTTGTCGTTGTTGTCGTCTGACGTTACGACTAGACCGTTTGCGGTGGCTAGATCAACGATGCGAATCCGATACGGGTTCTGACAGACGAAGTCGTAGGTTCCCGATACCTGATAGAAGAATCGGCCTGTTTTCGAGTCGATCCATCGCGACGCTCGCTGAATAGCAGACTCGAGCCGAGTGTCATCAACAGAGTCGTTGATTCGTAGGGCTGATTTGACTTCGGCGAGAGTTGCGTACCCGTTCGTGATCGGCACGGCTTAGGCCTTCTTGCGTGGTTTCTTTACCGTCGCTGTCTCTTCGCGAGGGTCGGCGGCGGCAGTTTCATCAACACCGAAGCCGAGGAGGCGCAGTTGTTCTTCGACTTGCTTGACGCGAGCAGGCAGGTTCCGCTTCAGATAGTTCGCTCGCTCGGCGATAAGTGAGATCACGGACGGCATTGTTGCTCCTTTGGTTAGGCCTCGGAGGGATACTGGAGGGTGATCCCTCCGAGGCCTAGATGTTCAGGTCAGAACGACGGAGCGGCGAGGCCGGTTCCGGTGATCATCGAGTGACCGACCGCACCGTACCGCTCTGCGGTGTATGCCGCATAGCCGTAGACCACGATCAGCACACCGAGACTTGCGGCGTTCGGCTGTTCGAAGTTGAGCATCATCGGGTGACCGGGTGCCTCCCACAGGTGGGATTCCATTCCGTTCACGCAGTAAATGACATCCTCGTTGGTGCCGGAGCCGAGCGTCAGCTGGACGTTGCCGTCCGTGATGATCGGGAGGCCCATCAGCGAGTAGCCGCTGTTCGCGTAGCGCACCGCACCGTCGCCCGTCGAGAGGGCATTCATCGGACCGTTCGCAGTCGGGACGACCAACGGACGGTTCTGCCCATCGAGCGACGACAGGAACCAAGCCAAACGGCGAGGAGCCATCACCCAGTGCGTGGGCTGTTGGAAGGTTGCGGCCTGAACACGCTGAATCGCGTCAGCCAACTTGGGGTACAACTCGGCGACGGTCGGGGACGCATCGGTGTAGGTGATCTCGTTGGCTCCACCGTCGAGGGTGGTGTAGATGCCCTTGGCCTGACCGGACGAGCCGGAGCCGAGGATCGCCTGCGAGTCGAGGCTGGTGTGCCACGCACGGACGAGGTCTCCCATAACGATCTGCTCGATGTTCGTGCCACGCTCGAGCGACTGACGCGAAACGGTCTGCTGACCGGCGACGGTGATGACGGGGACGGACAGCAGGGTGTCGTCCATATTCGTCTCGGACACAGCCGAGTTTTCCGAGGACTGAACAGCAGTCGAAGAACCGGTGGTGATACGGCTGATGTAGATGGTCATGCCCTCGTCAGGCAGACCGTGTCCGACCGTCGCTCCGTCGAGGAACGGGCGACCAGCACGGGCGTACGGAGCCACCAAATCAACGAGGTACTGGGGGACGACCAAGCCGGAGAACGCCGAGGTGCCGACGGCACGACGCTCCACGGCCTCTTCCTGCTGGTGGCGAGCGATGCGCTCGCGAGCCTCGTAGGAACCGAGAATCTGCGCACGGAACGCATCGGCGATGAAGTCGTTCTCACCGTTCGGACGGTAGGTGCGAGCCTCGTTGCGAACGACTGCGCCGCCACGGACTTCGTTCTCGATGGGCTTGCGAGCCTCAGCGGCCTCAGCGGCTCGCTTCTCAACCTCTTCGGCGTTCGTGATCTGAGTGTCGAGCGAGCGCACTTCATCAAGGATCGCACCGATGCGAGTGTCCTCTTCGGTCGTGAGCTCACGCTTGTCGGCTTCGGCGGTCGCGATGATGTTCTGCGATTCGTTGATTCGGGCATCACGCTTTTCGCGCAGTTGCTTTGCGAAGGACATGGTTTGTTTCTCCTGTAGTCGTTGATGTTTTCGGGACTACGAGTGGTGTTGTGAGTGGGATGTCCCGGCTCTCAACCCGATTCGTTCAGAGAGCGGCGATTTGGATTTGCCGCTTCCTACGGAGGATGTTACCGGAGGGTGCGGTGGTGTTGTCAAGCATCCCCCGTACTTCGGCGACTGTGGCCTCATACGCTGGAAATGTGACTACAGAAACGTCGAACAGTCGCACCTCTTTAAGGGTTCGGGTTGCTCGGTCTCGAGACCATTCATCTTTGACCGTACGGAACGCGAACGACATTTGGTTCATATCGCCACGCTTCAGGGCCGAGATCACTCCTGCGGCAACGGGGTTCGCAGGGTCAAGATCGGCCTCAACACGAAGGCCTCGCTCATCTTCTACGAGACGCATTGTGCCTGACTTCGTACGGGCAAGCGGCGCACCTTCGTGATCGATAAGGAGCCGAACGTCGGCACCATCGTTGAGCGTCTTACGGAAGGCTCCGGGCGAGACGTACTCAACGAAACCGCCCAGATCGTGGGAAGGAGTGTCGAACAGGGCGGCGTATCCGACCAGCGTGTTGCCGTCTCCCATTGCGCGACATTCGATTGTGGTGTACGCAACGGTTCTCTTCTCGTCAAGGGAACGGGTTATCCACAGGTTTGACAGTTCTTCCATCATCGGTTCCTGCTCCATTTCGGGGGTCTCTTCCTCGGGCGATTCTTCCTCGGGACAGTAAGCATCGCAGTAGTAGTCAGGCTGTACTTCTGCTGACCACTTCTCACAGTATGACTGATCTGACTCAAAGTGTTCACACGACATACAGGAAGGCCTAAGCACAGGAACGTCTTCCGACGACGCAGGGCGATAGGACGGCGGTAGTTCTCGCGTCTCGGTGTTCATTGTGTCTGACCTACTGTTTGTGTCTGAATACTTCGGGTGATCTTTGTGTAGCAAATCGTTATCGCCCACATAGTTCTTGTTCTCCGGCTTGCCCTTCTCGGCGAGATACAAGAATGCGTTTACCCTGCCCATCGCCCATTGGCCTCGAGTCATACCGGGGCGGTGCGATGTAGAGAACGCTCCAGCCCCACGACGGTAAACAGAACGAAGTGCTCCGACTGTTACTCGAGTCCAGTCCGGTCGCCCGTTCTCGGTCATCTTGTCATTGTGAGTCGTGGCCTTTTTCGCGAGCGACTTCTCGACGGCCTCGGATAGTTCGATCCCACCCTGCTTGCCTGCGGCACTTCCGGCAGGATTCTCCTCTGATCCGAACACCTGATCTTTTTTCGGTGCTGGTTTCGAGGCCGGACCATCTGCTCGATCTTCCTCAGTTTCGCGTTCGCGTTCGATCTGCCGAACCTTTATGTTCGTCCAGTCGTAGGTTTTCTGTGCGGCATTACGAGTCGTGCCTGAACCCCAAAGAAGATGAGCGACCTGACCGGGTGACGGGTAGTCGTCGTCAGAAGGTTCCGGTGCGTTGTCTAGATCAACGAGATGACGAGCGATCCACGCTCGCATCCTAATGACCTTGTCTTCGGAGATCGTTTTGCCTGCGGCAATATTACGGGCCTCAGCAACCGTCTTGGCCTTAAGCCCGTCGCCAGCGAATCCCTCCTCATAGTAGGAGAGGCCTCGGCGACAGTTCTCGCGAACGTACTCAGGAGGGGAAAGATCAACGGCACGTTCCTCTGTTCCGAGTTCGTCCAGCGTCGTCGGGTCGATTGCGTCAATTCCCAACTCGGTGTAGGCCTGTCGAGCATCGTCATAATTCTCGAAGGCTCCTGCTACAGGCATACGCTCGAGAATCTTCTTAGCGGTTTCGCGTTTGTGTTCTACGGGATCGCCACCCGGATTCATAATCAGTTCGTCGTATTCCAATCCTGCGTCAGCAAGATCAGCGACGGTTTGAGTTTTATCGGCGGCGAATCTTCCGGTAACAACAATCTTGTAGTTCTCGAGGCTGTTGATGTAGTTAATGCGCTTGCGAAGAGGCTTTCCGTTGCTGATAATCGTGTCGTCAATATCAATGATCAAGGCCTGATCGCGTGATCTTTGTTCGTCGCTTGTCGCAATATTGAGAGCGTCTGCGTGTGCCTGTGCGTCGTTTTCGTTTGTGTGGCATCCTCCGGCGACAGGTTCCTGTTCGCCAACTTTAACGACAGCGAAACCGTTACAGCCTTCGGCGTTAGTAATGATCTCGTACGGCATTAGTCACGCACCGCGAACACTCGCAGGTTTTCCGTTTGACCTGCCGCACAGATACCGTAGAGAGCAGTACCCGGCTCGAAGTGGAAGTTAAGCGGAGCGGCGTGTTTCGCAACCGGGAAACCGTTCGCCGTCGTAAGGCTTGCGTTGTCTCCGAGATACACGGTTTGGTTTCCGATGATCTGAAGGTAGATCGGACGGTGAATGTTTTCTGCTTCAAGGATCAATGTTGGTGTGTCGGTGATCGTTACCGCAAAGTTTGATGATGCCATCGTCTGTCCTTACTTCGGTGGTTCTGCGTCTTCTCCGACTGGCGCAGGTTCGACACCGGGGCCAGCCATAGGTGCGCCGGGCAGAGCCATTACGAAGTCGTCGCCGCCGGGGTACGGTTCGAGGCCGAGTTGATAACGAGCCTCATTCGGGGTCAATACGCCGGAGGAGATCTGAATTTGTTGTGCGCGAACACGGTTCAGAAGGTCAGCCCTCATAAATTCTTCGGTATCAAATCGGACGTAGATATCGCCGCCGACCGTTTTTGATAGGACGGATTCGAGTCGTGCGATCCACGGCATAAGCGTGTGGCGTACGAAGGAGATGCCAGCACTCTCGACGTTCTGATATGTCTGCGAGTCACCTTGGGCTAGGACCATATGTGACGGGATTCGGAAGACGCGAGCGATAGAGCGCACCTGATGTTCGCGAGATTCGAGGAGACCCATATCAGCGGCAGAGACCGTAATTGGTTTCCACTTGAGGCCTCCTGATAGGACGGCTGGACGGCGACGTTGCCGATGTGCTTCGTCCCACGTTGATTGGAGGATTCGTGCTTGCTCCTCGGTGAAGGTCGCGTCGGTCTCGAGAACGCTTGACGGGGTTCCACCTTCGGCGTACCACAGCGACATAAACCGTTCCATAGCAAGCGCAAGACCGATCGTGTTGCGTTGTGACTCGAGCGGCGACAAGCCGTACAGACTTCCGGGTCGAGGCCACCATCGGGAATGAATCACATCGTCAGTTCGTTTTGAGCCAACCTCATACACTTTTTCGCCGTTGATAATGGAGACGCGAGTACGGTCGGGGGGAAGCACTCGCATCTCGAGGACGGTTCCGTCAGGTCGGCGAGGAGCGAACACGAACAGGTTGCCGTGTAATGCTTGTGTTGTGATACAGGTATGGACGAACTCAAACATTGATTCGTCTTCGTTCGGATACTTGAGATGTTCGGGTAACGGTACTTCGATCTTGCGTCCGTCAATCTTTTTGTAGACATCAATCGGGAGTCCGGCGATAGAATCCGCAAGCAGAGAGACGCAGGCCATAACCGCCGACATCTGTAAAGCGGTGTCTTCTGTGACCAGTTCTCCGGTCATATTGAAACCGGAAGGCCTAGCGGTAACACGCTCTGTGTCGATGCGAATGGGCAGTGCTCTTTTTTCTCTTGCGAAGAATCCCATTGTGTTTACCAACTCGTAATCGCAGGCAAAGGCTCTGCTTGTTTGTTCCGATGATACACAACTCGGGAGTACGCGATGACACCTGCGATCGCGGCATCAATTTTGCGTTCGGAGTTTCGCGACTCTTTAGTAATACGAGGGCCAGCCCGATCCATCTTCACGACACAGTTCTCGAGGTGGCGAGCGAGGATTGGTTGCCCGTCGTGCCGGATCGTCTTAGCGGTTACTGCGTCGTAGAACGCACCGCAGGCTGGGACCATTCGGGACGCAACCGTAGTTGGGAATCGGACGACTGGCAGGCCTTCGTCTTCCAGTTGCTGTAGTTGATGCTCGTAACGGTACGGGTCGGAGACGACTTCTAACACTCGGTATCGCATGCACAATCTTCGGATGGTGTCTAGTACGTCATCGATCGGGACTCGCCAGTCCTCTTCGCCGTAGGGTCGTTCCCAAATATTTTCTACCCACAGATGTCCGTCGAGGGTTGAGCAGACGACGGCGGTTGCGTCTCGCGAATAGGAGCCGTCAAAGCCGACGATGAGCTCCGTTTCCGCATCGGGTTTCTCGAGGCCTTCGACCGTACAGTCGGCGAATGCGCCGTCAGGTAGCCATACGGTTCGCGACTGAACCCATTGGTTTAGGCGTTTGATTCGGTACTCAACCTCAGTCGTAGTTTTTCTAGACACCTCAAAGTCTTCGGCGTTGAGATAGTCGCCGTACGCTGGGTTGGCCTCTTCGATGGCCTCGATACTTTTCCAGTCAAGGTTTTCGGGTGCTTCCCACCAGCGGAAGAAGAATGATTCATCAACTACTTCTCCCGACTCGATTCGTTTGCCGTACTGGTACAAACGGTACGCAATTGTGTCGTAACCCTGTCGGTCTGAACGTACACCGGCAGTCGTAATTCCGAGGATCAACGGGTTGCGTCTTGCTCCCGATCCGAGGGTCATCACGTTCCACATCGCGTCCGAAGGGTGAGCGTGTAACTCATCGAGGACGACCATATGTGGCGAGAGGCCTTCCTGAAGTCCAGCGTCCGAGGACAGCACTCTCATAATCGATCCTGTAGAAGGCATCTCGAGATGGGAGCGGTACACCTTGACTAACTGCGACAGCACAGGATCACTAGACACCATTTGGCGGCAGTCGTCAAAGACGATTCGTGCCTGCTGACGCGAGGCGGCGACGCAGTACACCTCGGCTCCGGGTTCGCCGTCAGCGACTAAACCAAACAGAGCGATACCAGCCGCCAGAGTACTCTTCCCGTTTTTACGGGGCATCCCGATAAGGCCTCGACGGTACTGACGTAGCCCGTCAGGACGAATAGTGAACAGATCGTCCAGCAGACTCTTCTGCCAGTCTCGAAGGGTAATCAGTTCTCCGGCGTTCGCACCCTTCGTCTCGCGACAGCAACCCTCGATGAATTCCTGTACGTCGTTGCCTTCGGTCAGTCTCTGCTTACGAGGTGGCACGGTTAGCCCTTCGAGATATGAGCGACTCGATTGCGTGTTGCGCTCGTACCTCAGCGAGGCCTAGTCGGGTACGCATCTCGGGGGTAAAGCCGATTGACGCGAGGCCTCGAGCCAAGACTGTGTCTAGATCACGCAGTTGTTTGCGAAGTCGCCAGTCCACCTCGCCTGCCGCCTGCTGACGAATGACCTGCTGATACATAATCGCTCGCTCATCCATCTGCTCGGCGAGCAACTGGATTGCGTCGAGGTCTGTCGTCGGGCTAATCCACGCACGACCGTGAGCCCATACTCGCGACCAGAACGCAAGCCCGATCTGACCGAGCGGTCGCAAAGGATCAGGCACATTGACCGTCTGAGCGACAACGACAGCAGGCTCGGGCAACGTTCGATGCCCCGGATTGCCCGTCTTGCGTTTCGTCTCGACCGGCTTGGGCGGTCGTCCTGTCCTAGCCAACGAATCCTCCTAGACACGACCACACACGAATATAGACACCAACCAAGGCCTTCCTGCCTTCTTCGCCAGCCTTCTTCCGTCCTTCTCGAAAACTTGTGACTTTCGCGAGCGTATGCCAAAGAGTGACATCGGGGTAAACCGCAGTCGTGGGTTGTGGAAAAGTCACGTGGGGGTCTCCCCGTCTCGAGGGTTTTTACGGTTTCTGGTCTGTCGTCGAATGTTGCAGGAGCGGTGGGCTGGGAGGAGCGGTGAGTTTGGGTTTCCGGGGTACAGGTGGTCGGCCTGTATCGGGTCGCTCGAGGTGGGTGGTTTGCCGCAGATCCAGCAGGCGGTTGCTTGTTCGCGAATCTTCTTGGCGGCTCTCCTGTATTCGGCGTTGTAGAGGAGGCGGTGTGTGTACGGCTTAGGTCGTCGTGGTTTGTGGGTAGGGCAGTAGGCCTCGGGGGATAGATCGCCGCAGGTTAGGCAGGGGTAGGTAGGCATGGGGGTTAGTCGTCCCCTCGTTGGTATCGACGGGTGCGGTCTGTTCCGTGAAGTTTTTTGTATCGCCAGCAGGAGTAGCAACGTCCTTGTCGTCCGAGTTCGCGAGGGTTGTTGTCGGGGCAGTCGAGGTTGGCGCAAGCGTTCTCGAGTCGTGTTTGGGTGAGGATAGCGATGCGTTGGAGTGCGTCGTGGGCCTCTCGTAGGGCTTGACGTAGTTCGTTGTTCATCGTCGTTCCCATAGTGCCGGTCTGTTATTCCAGAACGTCGTCGGTATCGGGTTGTAGCCGTGTTTGCGTAGGTTCTGACTGAAGAGACGGTTTGTGACTCGGTCTTCTGTTTCTTCGCCGTTGATCGTGTAGGTGTTGAAGTGGCCTATTGCGTCTGCGGTGAATGCGTTTGCGAGTAGCAGGTATCGGGGTTGGAGGACGTTGATGATGTCGTTGAGGTGGTCGATCGGGTGTGTGTGATGCTCGAAGTATTCGGATGCGAAGATGAGCTCAACGGGGCCGGTGATCGTCTCGAGGTCGTCGGTCATCGTGTAGTTGTAGATGTTCGCAAGTCGCTCAGCGATCGTGTACTGGGTTGAGGGTTTGACGTTTGTGCCGATGATCTTCCCGTTCGGGAACAGGTTTGCGAGTGCTCCTGTCGTTAGGCCTAGCCCGTTACCGAGATCAACGATTGTGGCTGTATCGGAGAGAAGGTCGCGAACGCTTTGCTGTTGGACGGCGTTCGGTTTCGTTATGGCCTGAATGTACTTGCGTGAGTAGTAATGCCAGCAGTACCACGCCTCAATGAGGTATTGATCCTCACTGTAGATGCTGAAGTCATAGGTGTCGTACCAGCGTCGCTCGAGTTGGGTGCGTTCGTGTATACCGTCGTCTCGCATTAGGGTTGCGGTGATCCGTCGTATGACGGCAGGGTCGAGTATCCCTTGGAGGATGTCGCGCAGGTACCGGATGCTCTGTTTGCGGTTGAGGCTAACGATGTCGGTGCGGATCATCGGCAGTTCTTGATTCCGGGTGGTCTGAACGGTCGCTCTTCGTTGTCCTCGAGACGGAACTTGTAGAGCGGTTCTGATGACGGGATGTAGTCGTCCTCGGGGATAAGTCCGAGGTTCTTAAACGGGCTGTAATCGACGTGGTGATGCCAGCGTCCGAATCGCCACGCAACCTTTGCGACATCGGGGTGTTGATCTACGAGCATCTGCGACTTCGGTAGCGTCCCCTTCTGTGAATAGAAGGCCTCGGTGTTGCCACCCTTCATCGTTTGTGTCGTGAGTTTGTATTGGAGGAATGCGTTGAACAGGACGGTATTCCAGCCTGCCTTCAGCATATCGAGCGACAGGATTGTGTCTTCGTTGTAGCGTCCTCGCCAACGGAACGGCACGTCGTTACGGATCAGGTTACAACTGTAGATGCGTGTCCCTGTCGTAAACGGCGGCAACTTGGCTCGAGACGGTGCGAACATCCAGTACTGAGGCCCAGCCATCGCGACGTTCTTGTAGCGCAGGCAGAACGTCTCCATAGCGTGGAAGAGGGTTCCGTCACCGACAGGGATTCGCTGGTTGTCTTGGAGCATCGCGAACAGTTGGATGTTGTCGTCCATAATCCAATGCCAGTCGTGGCCTTCATCAACGGCGTAATCCCAAATGAAATTTCGTGCTGGGCCTGAGCCTTTAGAGAACGACAAGCCGTGTTCGTCGAGTGACGGGTAGTTCTCCTGATACTGCTTGTCCAACACAATGAGTTTGCTCGCGTCGAAGTATTTGTTGTAGTCCTCGTACTGCTGTTCTTCGATGACGAGGCGGTACGCGACATCGATTGAGTCGAGGAACCGTGGCGTACACGCTACGTCAGCACGACCTTTAGACGGGATGAAGAGAGGGAACCGGGGTTGTGGCATCGTCAGGCCTCAGCAACGAACTGCTTCTTGACGGTTGACCCGAGATGCCCATCGGTGTCAGGCCACCAGAACGATCCTGTCTTGTCTCTTTTCAGCGTCTCAAAGAATCGGTCTGCGTCTTCGTCGCTCGCGAAGTGCACGGTCGTGTGGAACACGCTGTTCTTGTCCTCGGAGCGATAGTCGGAGATGCCTTCCCACTCTTTGTAGGGGTCAATCGGGTTCGCTGAGAGCGACTCGAGGAGGCGCAGGAGGTCATCGAGGTCGTCAGCGTCGTAGCCGGTTCCCGTAAGGCCTCGGTCGGTGACCGCTAGTTCCTGAAGGAGATCACCTAGTGCGTGGTCGTCGTAGGTTGCGAGGCTCGAGGCACGGTTGTCTACAAGGAGGATTCGCAGGGCGGCTTCATCGTCACAATCAACGAAGGTGACGGCGATCTCTTCCCAGCCGAGGCTCTTAGCGGCGAGATAGGTGTGGTTGCCTGCGAGGATGTGTCGCGACTTCTTCTGTACGACGATCGGTCGGTACTGTCCGTGTTCGGTCAGACTCGTACAGATTGCGCCGATGTCTCCTTGCCGTACGTTGCGAGGATGCGGCTTAATCTTGTTAATCGGTGTGGCAAGTTCTTTGAGCTCAGGTCGAATGTTCACGGACACATTATGACCTGTGCGGTTTTCGTTCGCAAGCCTTGGCAGAATACGAGGAGCCGCCTGCCCTCGGCGGTTAGGCCTGCCTCGGAGACGCGACGCTACGGGGCAGGCCGACTGGCGAGGCCTACTGCTCGGCGTCCTCTTCAAGCGTGTTCTACACAGCGGAACAAGCGACCAGCACCTCGGAGCCGTCAGTCAAGGTCATCCCGTGTTTCCTCTATCCACATTTGCTCACAGGTATCGCAGGCGTACTCAGTCCCGTTGTCGTACGCCTCCACGAACCAGCCCGTGTGAGCCTCGCAGTTTGAGCAGTAGTGGTCTGTCCTAACATAAAACTTCATGCGCCGTCCCCAATCTCCCGTAATCCGGCCTCAACACCACGTTTCGCCTCAATTTTGAGTTCCTCAAGCCTAATGATCTGTTCGGCTACCCAGCGAGCGACGGGAGACGCGACCCCGTTACCGCACTGCCGGTAGCGATGAGCGTCAGCCTGCTGTTGCCCGTCTGCTCGCCAACGAGTGTGGTCGTCAGGCCACCCCATCAGCCGTTCGCATTCCAAAGGGGTCAGTTTGCGTAATGCGTACTCCGTTAGGACGGCGTGTCCTCCTCCTTCGGAGCGCAGGGTAGGCCACGCAATCTCGGAGGCTTGGGGGTCGAGGCCTTGAGTATGGGAGAACCCGATGGGCTGGGCGATGTGCGCTTGGTTGTCTCCTGCGTGTGCCTCGGCTCGCAGAGAGGGGACTAGGTCGCGAAGTACCCCTGCGCCTTGCCTGACCATTACTCCGGGCTGGAAGACGGTGACTGAGTCATCTTCGGGCGTTTGTTCGCGAGAGTCGTCAGAGCGTCTTCCAGTAGTCGGGGTATCGTCCTCGAGCGTCGTTCGGCTCTCCGAAGTATTCCCTCGGCGGCCTTTGCCGACAGGTAGTAGCGGATCGGGACAGCGTTCGGCGGTAGCAGGATCGAAGATAGCGACGAGGAAGATGCGCCGTCGTCGCTGGGGGACTCCGAAGTGTTGCGCATCCAGCACAGCCCATTCGATTGCCACCGCCCCGATGTCTGCCAGCGCATCGATGACGGCCCGAAAGTCTCGTCCGTTGTTGCTGTTAAGTGCTCCGGGGACGTTCTCCCAGATTGCGTATCGGGGAATAGGGCCAGTTGGTCGGGATGCTGAAGCATCGCGCATCTCCTTTATGATTCGGATCGCCTGAAAGAACAGGCCGGACTTGTCGCCGTTGAGGCCTGCTCGTTTGCCTGCGTGGGATAAGTCTTGGCAGGGTGATCCGAACGCGACGACTTCGGCTGGCGGTAGGTGTCTTCCATACACTTTCGCTACGTCACCCCATCTCGGGGTTTTCGGCCAATGTTTCGCAAGGATCGCTTGGCAGTTCCGATCCCATTCGACCTGTGCGACACATTCCATCCCGGCTTGTTCTAGGCCTAGATCAAACCCTCCGACGCCGGAGAACAGGCTAACGAATCTCATTCGGCGAGCCAACGCCACGGTTTCCACCCTGAGGTCTCGTAGAGACGACGGGCGAACGTGAGATTGATCGCAGGGTCGAAGAGATCGTCAGGGAATGAGTAGCCCATACCGGCGAGCCATTCGCGATGAATCTGATTGACCTGAACTAGCCCAGCGTCGCGACACTTTAGGCCCGAGTCGCTCCGTGAACAGGCCTCGGGGATACAGCGTGACTCACGGTAGATGATCCTCGAGAGGGTAGGCCAGTCCTCTTCTGTCCAGCCGACGCTAATCGCAAGGTCGTGCCATTCGCCGCATCGCCCGTATGTGTCTCGGGCTGTAGCGATCTCGGCCTGCCGCTTGCTCTCTTCTTCGCTGGCGACGATCTCTGCGAGGCCTTCCCAATCAACTTGGGTCAGGTCGGGTTCTAACGCTCCCGACTCAATGTCCTCTTGGAGTGCGTCGTGAGCTCCGAATGTGGTTGTCTCAACCGGTACATACACGATTGAGGGAAGAGGGCTCAGAGTGCTGTCGGGACTTGTTCCGTCGTCACCGCAGGACGCGAGGAACGGCGACGCGAGTAGTACGCACGGCAGTATTCGTTGTAGGCCAAACGGCATTCTTCGCACGGTTGTTCTCCTTTGCGCTTGTGACGCACCCACGCTGATCGTGTTCCGCAGGGTGCTGTGATCTTCGGTGCCATTACTTGTTGCCCTTCTGTGTCGATGTTCTGATCAGCCCGATTGTGGTCAGACCTACACAGCATACAAGGACCAGCCGAGCAAATGTTGGTCGCCACCCGTTTATGTCTAGGAGCGAAAGCATTGAGACGGTCTGACCTGCGAGAACGTAGGTCAGCCAGCGAGGCTCAGGCATCTTCCCTCCCGATAGTCGCAATACAGATCGCTTGGTCGGCGAGCGGTACGAATTGCCACGCAACCTCGAGAGGCCTTGTCGTGCCTGATTCCTCTCGCAGTACATCCATCGCGTACCGCTCTACTCTCGCCCGTACACCGGGGTAATCAAACTCGGCGAGAGGGATACCGACCCGAATTGTGACTGTCATTCAACATTCTCGTGTTTGCTGATCGTCTCGAGGATCGCTGTCTTGAGGTTCATAAAGTCCCAGATGTCGCCGTGAATGCCTATGACGTTGCGAACTAGGCGGTCTGTGTCTCGCAGGATTGCGTCACGGCGAGCGACGACGACGAATGCTCGGAGGGTTTGTAGTTCCGCTTCGTCTTTCTTCGTGGTCGCGAGGGTCAGGCAGTAATCGATCTCTCGGAAGATGCTGTCCCCTGTGACGAGTCCTGTAGATGCGTATGCGTACAGGGCCGAGTTTTGGCCTCCGTGCCAAGCGGCGGCAATCGACCGAGGGTCGTCAAGGTCGTAGGTCATTCGCAAGCCCTCAGGAAACGCTCCGGTTGGAAGGCCTCGTTGGTCGTTGCGAGTTGTGATGCGAAGTCCTCGCTGAGACGGTTGAGGATGGTCTGCGCCGTCTGATCGGACGGGTAGTCGCGTCGTGCCTCTGCGATGATTCGGGCGATGAGCTCAAAGTCTTTGCGTGTCATGCTTTCTTCTCCTGAATAAACACTGAGGACGAATCCCACGTGACACCGTTCGGGCCCATAATCTCATAGCCATTGTGTGTCGGTCGAATGAACACGACCAACAACCACGGTGACCAGCCGGACGCGAATTCATCTGACCGGTATTTGTACTCGAGCGGTCGGATCGGCTGTTCCCATTGTGCTGTCATCTGTCTTCTCCTTCTATGTTTCGCAAGGCCTCCTGAGCCTCACGCAGGGTGTCGTATTCTCCGAACTCACTTACCGTCCTGATTCGGCCTTCGTATTCGGCTCTGATCGTGTATCGGCGTACACCTTCCCACGCACTACGCCACGGTTCCCCTGAGCGATCCTGTTCGGAAGTGATGAAGTAATACTCATCACCGATCAGGTCGGGGTCGGACTCAAAACGTGTGCCGAACAGTTCCATTGAGTCGTGGTCAAACCAGTGTCCTCCTCTCGCACGATTGCGAATTGCCATTGCCTCGAATGTGGTCATCTTCGTCCTCCTTAGAACGTCTTGCCGGTGAGGTAGATAGCGACGCTGGTGATCAGGCCGCTGACTTGGTACGGGGTCTTGGTCTCTAGCGTCTCGTCCACCTCAATCTCGTACGGGAGATCAGCGAGATCAGAGGCCTCGTCAAGAGCCGTGACGATGTCCTCGTCAGGGGTCTCGTCATCCCAATGTCTGAGGAAGATGACAAGAGCGGCTCGTAACGCTTGTGGGCTGTACGGCAGTTGTCGGTCGACCGCCTCGTTATAGAAGGCCTTGTCCATCTCAGGCCTCCTTCGCCGCTTCGTTGATCAGACTGATACCGCTCTCGGGCATCCCGTACTCTGCGCCGTTCACGACGCTCCGAATCACGATGGGGTTCTTCTTTTTCGCCGTGTCAATTCCGATGAAGATGTATTCGGCGTTGCGGAAGGTGAACTTGGTTCCGAGCGGTGCGGTGAGTTCGGTGGCCTCGCCGTTGGTGTAGGAGGTGAATCCGAACTTGGTGTACGCAAGTGCGTGCTTGGTGGCGAGATTGACTCCGTTGAGGCTCAACTGGATTGCGGTGGCCTGAACCTTGAACTCAAACCAGTCGCCGTGTCCGGTGCTGATCTTGGTGGTTTCGAGGTTGTGCTTGGCGAGGATTGCCTCAACGGCTTGCTTGATCTCCTCTGAGATGACCTTGGCCTTGGCCTTGTCTACGTTCGTGATCACTTAATGCTCCTTACGGTTGTGGTCGGCTTGTTCCGACGTACTCATTCTAAACACTATCTAGTAAAGGTGTCTAGGTTTTTCTAAGATTCTCGCAAAATAGTGTTTTACGCAGGGGTTTTAGCGTTGGCATTCGCATCGGAATGCTCGCTCTACCCCGTCCTCCTCGCGAATCTTCCAGCCCGACCGGCATTCCTGACAGAACGGTTTCGGGGCTGGGGCTTCGGACGGGATCGGAGGGGCAAGCGTTTCGTCTTCCCAGCGTCCCTGATTGAGCCACGTCGTCGGGTTCGGTATGAACCGGTACTCGCGACCCTCGCTTGCGAGTCGTTGCGCTCCCTGAATAAGGGTCTCGACTGTAGGTGCGTCCTTGCCTTTAAGAACCTTCTGAAACGCTGTGTGCGCCGCTCTCTTACCGACACGCTTCGGATAGGCCTTCCACCAGTCCTCGAAGCCGACAGGGACGGTAGGACGGTTCTCTAAAGGTTCTAGGACGGTTCTCCTCACAGGGCTATGTGAGGCCTGCCCTAACACGGGTGAGAGGCCTGCGCTATCGCCGGTGTGAGCCCTCTCTAGTTTAGGGGTATCGCCGGTGATAGGCCTCATTCGGACTGTGTACAGATTCGGACGGTAGCCCCCGTGACGCGACGAGCCTCCACCCTGAATCTGAATCGAGATCAGACCGAGATCGCAGAGACGACGCAAGGAGCGACGTACCGTCATCTCCGATCTACCCACATATAAGGCAAGGGTAGAGACCGAAGGCCAAGCGTTAGCTCCGAACCTGTCGGCGTGATTCGCAATCCCGAGCAGGGTCAGTTTGTCTACAGGGTCAAGGTTCGTCTGCTCTAAGGCCCACACCATTGCTTCGATACTCATCAAACATTTCCTCCAGTAGAGCGGCGGCAGTCTCTCGTATCGTTGAGAGCCTCGTCACTATTAGTCCGTCTTTCATACCATCAGGCATCGCTACGAGGACGAACGGGCGAGAATCCCCGAACGCACGATGTTGTTCGGACTGTTCCTCAGCAAGACGGAACCGTGTCCAAACTGGCGAGACCTGAGCACCTGCTTTTACTTCTACCCGAATACCGCCACCCCACAATTCTTCGTGTCGCGTATTCGCACCCTTAAGGCCTAGAGCCTTCCGTGCCACTCGAGCCTTCGCGTCACCCTTCGCACGATTACGTTTCCCTCGACATTTAGGGCAGGTACATCCTCGAATGTGGTTTAGTGGACGTTTGCGCAACGTACCGAAGAGGCCACAGCCACAGGCACAATCACCCTTCGTCGGGCCTAGAAGGCTCGCCGGATCAACACCGTCTTTCATTGTGTCCTCTTTAGTCGTCGTCGTTCGGACTCTGTCGTCCCACCCCATATGCCGGGAATAGAACGATCAGAGAAACTCAACGCATAATCTAGACACTGCTCGCGAACCGTACACGACTTACAGATGGACTTCGCTCGAGCGACCTGAATGTGGGCTAATTTCCCCGGTTCAGGGAAAAACAGGTTCACATCTAGATCAAGACACGCCGCCTCATCTAACCAGCGACTTCGCATTAGGCCTTTTCTACGGAGGCGGTAGCACGGGACAAGGACACTCCGATGTCGGAGGCCACGATGATCGTCTTCGTTCTCTTCTCGCCCGTCTTCTTGTCCTCCCAAGAGAACTGTTCCTGTCGCCCGACAACGATCACTCGAGTGCCTCCGGCGAGGGTTGCGGCAGAGTTCTCTGCCAACTTGTCCCACACCTCAACGTGATGCCACGTCGTTACTTCTTCGTCGCGTACCTTCCTGTTCGTAGCGACGTTCATCGTGACGAGAGGCTTGCCTGATTGTGTGTATCGGAGCTCAGGGTTTGCGCCGAGGTTGCCGATAATGACGATTTGGTTCACTTGTTAATCCTTCTGTGTAGTTCGAGTCCTGCCTCGGTAATGACGCAGGCCATTCTTTCTTCTCCCGTTAGTTGGGAAGTCTTCGTTGTTACCTGAGCAATCAGGCCTTCTTTACGCAGGTCAGAGCATCGATGCCACCAACAGCATCCCGGCTTGACGAGTAGGCCTGCTCGGTCTGCCGCCTCGTCATCGGTCAGGACTGCGCTGTTCGCATACACATTCAGTAGCAAGGCCTTCTGCGACCCTGAGCGCATCGCGACCGACTTTGCCCCAGCCTTAGATGTGTCGTGATCGTCGTCGCTGTACAGATGCTTCTCAGGGGTTGCGAGGAGATCAAAGAGGGATTGTTGTTTACTCACGAATCGTCACCCTGCCTGTCTCTGCGTCAATCTCTACCTTGTTCTTGTCCTGTCGGCCTCGAGTCAAGGCCTCGATGACGAACCGTACTGCTTCGGGGTTAAGGTCTTGGGGATCGCAACCGCACAGCCCGTCAAGCAGGCTCTGCTCGGTCGTCTGAAGGTCGTCAGCGAGAGCCTGAGCGGTACGCCTGATGTACTGAACCTGTGCCTTTGACGGGGCTGGGAGCGACGGTTCCGTAGGGTAGTCCAGCGTCGCATCGGCAGGTGTCGGCTGGGCCTTCTCTCCGAGTTTCGCTCGCGTCTCCTTCTTCGCTGGTGCCTGCTGAATACGGTTCTCGACTTCCTGACGAGATGCGATCCGCTGGGTGTCTGCGGCAAGGGTCGCGACGATTGCCCTGCCCCACGATGATGTCTCGCAGACCATGAGCTCCGAGTCCTTCGTGTACGGGGTACGACCGGGGAACGGTTCCCAAGCCAGTCCGATGCCCGGTCGAGGGTCGTCAGGGGTTCGATAGGCGGCTGATGCGTACACGATAAACGTGCGGTCGCCAATGGTCTCGACCCAGTAAGGCCTCGCAGGGTCCACAGGCTGGAGACTTCCGGTCGGGTAGAGACCCTTGAAGATGCGGATGCGTTCCGCTACATCAACGTAGTTAGACAGGTCCATTTCAGTTTCCCTTCGTAAGACGCAGGACGCGAGTAGTGCCGCCGTCCTTCGTGTATGTGTTGTACAGGTCGGGCATCTCTGCCTTGAATCGGGTCGTGTCGAATCGGTTACCGATCTTGCGTGTCTTGTAGGTGACGATGGCCTCTCCGTTGTAGGTAGCCTGCTCCTTCTCCCCGATCAGAGTGGCGACTAGATCACGCAACTGCTTCTCCTTCTCTTCCAGCAGGTCAAGTTCTGCCTTAATCGCTGACCAATCGCGAACGATCTTGAGATCATCGTTAGACAGTTCTCGTACACCTTCGGGGTTCGGGAAGAGACGGTTGATCTGTTCCTGTGTCGGTCTGATCTCGTCGGGAATCTTCGCCGCATCGAATAGGCCTCCGATCTCTTCGGCTCTCTCAAAGAGACGATTGATCGCAGTTCCTTCTTCGTCCCTATACACATCCCAGTATCCGATGGTTTGGCGACGGTCGAGACAGACAACGCGAACCACTTCTGCTTCGGTCGTACCGAGTTGTGCGATTGCCTGCCAGTAGTAGGACTCGGGAAGAGGCTGGGCTACGTCGTAGAAGGTGGAAGTCTTGGCCTCGATGATCTGAGTCGGGTTCGTCGGGTGATCTGCGCCGTCAAGGTTGGCAAGAAGTCGCCCGTTCACGAACATCACTTCGGGGACAACCGGCTCAAACCCGTATTCGCGTCCTGCTTCAGCGACAAGGACTGGCTCAAGAAGGTTCCCCCGATGGAATGCCGCCGAACGAATCGAGATCGGGTCAGGGTTCATCTTCTCTATAAACAGATCAATCAGGTTCCCGAACGGGTTCACCCCCATTAATGTCGGTGCCTCGGACGCACCGAATCGGATTGATCCGTGTTCGTCTCTCTGTCTTGCTCGGAGCCATTCGGGGCTACCGTGTTCGGGTTTCGGTTCTGTTCTCATTGTTCCTCCAGTTAGTTGTTGAGATTCTTGTACAGGGGTGTGTCAAGGATTGTCGGTAGGCCTACGATGGCCTCACGAAGAGTCGCGAACGTGGCTAGCGGTTCGTCTTTACCTTCGGTTTGGCTACAGTTATAGATCGCATAACGATCTCCTGACGGGACGATCTTGTAACCCATCAGCAGGACAATCGAATGAAGGTGATGCTCACGGCTTCACTCCGTAGCCTTCGTTTACAATCTCTACACGATCCTTGATGAGTTGGAGACTGATCCGCTCATAGCGGTCGCTGTAAAAACTGCCCTCTTCCCACGTTCCCCAAGTCGGGTCGTCGTACTCACGACCGATCTCTACTCGGAACATTCGGTCGCTGTTCGCCGCTAGTTCTTTTTCGGCGTGTTCGTAGGCCTTCGGGAATGAGGAGAAGGTGGTGCGGATTCCCCAGCATTCGTCCCATTCGTCTGCGCTGATTTGGATGTACTCAAAGACGATGACGAACCAACGCTGGTCTGTGGTTTGGTTGATCTTCTTCATCTCAGGCCTCCCATCCTTCGGAAACACGCAGGCCTGAGGCCACCGCTTCTGCGATCTGTTCGGGACTTGCGTTCTCGGTCATCTCACGGCACGGCTCCCAGCCCTCGCAGGGGCAGTAGCCGTGGTAGTGAGCCTGAGCGACCGCCCATGCGCGAGCGACTAGTTCGGCTGGCTGTAGTTCGTTTGCGAATCGTGCGATGTCAGCACGAACGATCATTGCGGCGGTTCCGCAATCAAGTTTCGAGATCGTGTTTTGGGTCTTCATCTCAGGCCTCGTCAATCGCAACGAGTCGGGACTTGTTCAGGACGCGAGTGAACTTCTCGCCGTTTCGCAGGCTGACGAGCCACACCTTGATCTGCTTTTCGCCCCGAGGCTCAATCGTGATGATCTGCTCTCGGTAGCCGTAATTCCAGACCGTGACCATTCCGGCCTGAAGGTCTCCTGCCTCGATTGCCGGAACCCGTCCGACACCTTGAAGGTGAACCATCCCCATTTGCTTGCTCCTTACGGTTGAGGTCGAGGTTGTCCCGACGACTTCATTGTATACAGAACAAACTAATGGTGTCTAGGGTTTTTACAAAAAGGGGTCACTAGCAGGGGTTTCATCCCCAGCCGTTCGGCGTTTCTGTTCGCGTCTCGCCCCGTTGAGATGCCCGAGAAGGGTTAGCAGGCCAGCAGTCGGGACGATCAGGATGCTCGGCTTGTCGCCGGGGGTTACCTCAATAGTTGCAAATGCGGCAAGGGTAGAACCGAGACTTGCAAAGGTACGTCTCAGAGCCTCTTCTAAGGTCATTCGTCTTCTCCGTTTCCTAGAGCGATCGCGACTAGTTGAGCAACGATAGACACAACCGAGATCACGATACCGATATCGCGAGTCGAGCCTGAGAGAGTGATAATGACGAGGCCTAACGACCCTGCCATAACAACGAGTGCGCCAATATCGGAGGCCATTCGTCGTTTCACGTTCTCCTCCTCGGGGCGGCGGCGACAGCCATCGTACCGGAAACGGCAACGATAGTTCTGCGTTCCCCTACCGAGATCGTTGAGCCGGTCGGGACATAACCGTCAAACCCACCGCTAAACACATTGACGGCTTCCTCGAATGCCTCTTTGACTTCTTCGGGTGCTTCGTTCAGTATCGCCACAATGGCTTCTGCTTCGGCCTCGCTCAGGTCAGCGTTCGCGATATCGGCAACAAGATCAGCGATCTGATCGTCCGTCAGTTCGTTCAGATTCTCGAGGGTCTCAACGATCTCCGCTCCGGTCGGTGTTTCTTCCGGCTCCGATTGTGGTTCGGTCGTCGGCGGTTCGGTCGTCGGAGCTTCTGTCGTCGGCGGTTCGCTGGTCGTCGTTACAGGCACAGTCGCGATCGGGACAGTAGTAGTAGCGAGAGTCGGAGAAGTCGTGGATGTTGTAGAGAGAGGCCATGTAGTTGAGGATGTCGTTGAGGGTAGTTCGCCAAGCGTGGTCGATGGATCGCTGATAGGCGGCGGCGTGAGGGTCGTCGTCGTAGATGCTTCTGCTGGGAGCGATGTCGTCACCTCCGTCGTCGTCGTCGGGGCCTCGGTTGTTGTCGGGGCCTCGGTTGTCGTCTCTACGATAGTGGTTGGAGGGGACGCGACGGTGAACCATTCTGCCGGTACAGGCTGGTACTCGTACTGGTTTTCATCCGTGTACCACAGACGGGCGCAGGCTCCTCCTCCGTTCTCGTAAAACCACATTTCGAAGTCGTAGGTGCCGGGATCAACCCAAACCGTATCCCACGCACAGCCCGTGTCGTAGTAGGCATCAATCACCATCTCGCCCGACAGCGACAGGGATGCCCCGTCATCGTGTTGGATCACTAGGAGGGATCGCGACGGGATAGTGATTAGGCCTCCGAACCGAACAACGACCTGATCGTAGGCACATCCGGCGACAAGGTCGCCACCCCAGTCAAAGTCGATGGTGTCTGTAGCGGTTAGCGAACCCTCGCAGAGAGGCCTAAAACGCTCTCTGTGGGGCTGTCCCTCCTCGGTGAACCGGAATACCTCTACCGAGATCGGGAGAGCCTCAGCGAGCGAATAAGGAGCGAACCAGCCGAGGAGAAGAACAGTCAGGAAGGCGGCTCGCGAAACCAGTTTCACGGCTGGGGCGGTTCGGGGAGCGTCGGCGGTTTCGGTTTCGACTTCAGCCCGTTACCGGCAACGAGGCCCGTCAAGGCTCCGACGAGATACGGGACGGTCGTAGAGATAATGCCCCACGCCTCCTGATCGTTCGGAGAAGTCTTATTGAGCGGCTGTTCTACGAACAGAACCCCGTACAGGATCACGAAGATCATCGCACAGAACGCGATCGCCAGCAGGATTCCGACCGTCACGATTAGACGGGCGTGTAAGTCCTCAGGGCTCAGACGACGACTCACGGCACGACGGTCCCGATCAGGTCGCTGGCGCAACGGTCGCTGATCCGGCAGAGAGGAGGCTGACATTCGGGGTTCTCCAAGTTCTCGAGTTGCTGACAGAAGTAACGGGTCTGATCGGCGCACCCTCCGACGAAGAGACCGAAGAAGATCACGACGGTAAGGCCTAGAAGAATGACCAGCAGTTTCATCCGAACATCTTCTTCCAAGTCACAGGGCCAACTACCCCGTCCGGTTTTAGCCCGTTCTTAGACTGCCAAGCCATAACCGACTTTTCGGTTCTCGGCCCGAACCCTCCGTCAGCGACAGCCCCGACCTTCTCCTGAATACGCTTGACGGCCTCTCCTTTGGCTCCGATTCTGACCGGCACTCCGGGGTACGCAGGCGAGGACGACGCAACAGGAGCGACAGGAGCCGACGAACCGTCAGGGGTACGATCCCCGAGGGCATACTGCCAGTGCCACGCCTCGAATTCCTTCGACTGTCGGTTATCGGTTTGTAGGTAGAACCCGAATCGAGGAGCGTTAGCGCAGAGCCAGTCGAAACACGCACCGCCCATCGCGACCGTCTTCCCGTTCTGCTCAAACGCAAGATCAATCGCAAGTCCCCAACCGTGATTCGAGCCCTTAAGACCCGTCGGATCAGGAGCCGCCGAAGGAGCACAGCCCGGTTTCAGATACCAAGTCTTGCCTTCATACGTTCGCGTAACCTGCGGCGACCGACCACGATCCGTCGTGTCGTACCGCTCGAGGAACATCTTCAGTTGCCCGTCGAACGACCTGTAATCACCAATGTTCTTAAGTTTGTGACCTGCTCGTAAGGCCTCGTCATAGAGACGGTTGAACTGTTCGGCGACCGGCGCATACATCACGCCTCCCGTCTTCACCTTCGCGAGAAGGTTCGCTGGCAATTGCCCATTCTTGTGTGCCTTAAGAGCGGTCGGAACAACAAGTTTCAGGTACGGCAGGTTCATCGTGTTTCCTTCTTTTCGTGCCAACTGAGATGGCTATCTATCTGACGGTCAAGTCTGTCTACCTTCCCGTCGAGCCTGTCTACCTTCCCGTCAATTCGGGTCAGCAGGTCGGTGTTCTGTGCGTGTTGTTCGGTATTGCGCCGGTCGAATCGTGCGAGGAGCCACATAATGGGTCCACCGATTAGCGCGACAAGCACCAGTTCCATCGTTCATTCCGATCGTAGCAGGGCGACGAGGATGGCGGCGGATCTCATGGGAGCGGGTGGTTGCTGTTGTAGACACCTTCGGCGACCCATGCCTCGTATTCGT